CAGCGACCTTACCACGTCACGGTATTTATATATATAGGAGCAAGACCATGGGTCTCTTTACTTCACCAGTTACATTTACAGTCAATACTATTGCACGGATTTTTTCCTTTCGTGCGCAGTTACCCTCAGTTAAGGGCGTTGTTGGAGAATGGATCGAAGCGGCGGCGGCGTTAGCACGCCAGAGTAAGATGATTGCAAAACACGATTTTAGCCAGAAAAGTACCTGGCGATCGTTATTGTCTTATTCTGTTATGCAACCAATTGCCGACCCTACCATTCTCAAGCCAATAGTGGTTAATTTCACTGTGGTGCGCCACCCTGAGCATACTAATGCTCAGATCGATGAAGCTATGGAGGTGATGGCGCAAGCCATAACACCCCAAGCATTTCGAGACGCATTCATTTTGGGCAGTATTTATTTCTGCTCTTTGTTGGCTCTTTATCAACATGACTGTGCTGCGGTATAAGATATTCTATGGCTGGAGGTTACCCTGATGGGTGTCCAGAATAGCCAAATATCCTGCAGTCAAGTTCCTGAAATATTGGAACTTTTAAAGTCCTTTCTCGCGGATGCGAGCTCCAAGTGTGTTAAGTATGCATTATCCGACTACCTGAAAGACATTGAAACGCTGAATAAGCGTATGTCTAACGAAGGTATAAATTTTGCAACACGTGTTCTACCAATACTAGCTAAAGGTCTCTTTGAGTACCTTGAGACTGGTATGGCGACCTACCCAGGTTTTTCACTACAAACCGGGAAGAACTACCCTAGATTTCTCAAAGGGCTGTTCCACGTCGTTTATTCAGACACGGTCACAGATTTGGACAAGGCACACGCGATTCAATGCGTGTACCAACTATCGGTCGCTTACAAAAAACTGAAAGGGCCGTATAGTGTTGAGATTCTCGATAAGGAATTCGTCGAGTTTAGGAAGGTTGATAACAGCCTGAAGGACGTATTCGAATCGCTAGACAGCTACGATTTCGAAACACTTCAGCTTGCGAGGCACTACTTTCGGAACGATTTTAAAGATTTTTCCGTCAGAGGTGATCATTGCATACCCAGGCCTGGTCCTGGTGCTACGAAGTCACACACTCCTCCGGACAAGCGCTATGCGCCGCATGTCTGGTTCAGCAATCACCAAGAATACTTTCCGTATGATGAATGGTTTTACTCTACTGTTCATCAGATGGATATTGGTGAAGCGCTCGAGTACACGGAAATGCGGTATAATAAACGCAAGTCTGTTTATCCGTCCGCGCAGTTTATGTTTGTGCCAAAATACTATGGCAAACCGCGCGGTATATGTATAGAGGAAAACGAATCTCAGTTCTTGCAACAAGCTGTTGCACGCTCGATTCGCGCTTATATAGCTAGATCTAGGTTGAAAGGTCATATAGAATTTAATGATCAATCAATTAACCGTGATCTGGCTATGCAGGCATCGATTGACCTGCTAAAGGCGACAATAGATATGTCAGAAGCGTCAGACCGCGTCCCGAGGGACTTGGTTTCGTGGGTAACTCAGGATCTTCCTGAGCTCCACAACGTGCTGATGTGTTTATCTACTCGCGCAATTCTTCCCCCAGACGGTATCAATACTAAGATACCGTTACGTTCGCACAAATATGCGGCTATGGGTTCTGGGTTGTGTTTCCCCGTTATGGGGATTATGCATTATTACCTCATCAAAGCAATTTGTATGAGGCGTCTTTCTCTAGATATCACGGCAGATTTGTACGTGTACGGCGACGATATTGTGTTGCCGACCGCATGTGCTTCCGTCGTGTTCGCAGACTTGCCGAAATTTGGCATGAAGCTCAATAGAAACAAGAGCTTCGCTGTGTCAAAATTTAGAGAATCATGCGGTATCCACGCATTTTCTGGCGTGGATATCACCCCTGTGTTCATTAGGAACACACAAAATCGTGAAAAGATGGATACGCTTGTATCCAGCCTGACTACTGAGAATCTCCTATACGAAAAAGGTTATTATCACGCGTCGGGTACCC